CATGACTAACTATGATTCTATTGATGAAGCGTTAAACACAAGTAGTGCGATTGATGTTACTCCAACTAGTAAACCACAAAAGGTGGAATCTACAAAGGATGATGTCAAGAAGGACTATGACTATACTCGTGCAAATTTATATTCGTTAGTTGAAAAAGGTCAGGAAGCACTTAATGGTATTTTAGAAGTTGCTGGTGAAGGTGGTAGTGCTAGAGCATATGAAGTTGCAGGTCAAATCATAAAATCAGTTGCAGATACTACTGATAAGTTGATGGACTTACAAAAGAAAGTTAAGGAAGTAGATGAAGATAAAAAACAAACAACAAATAACGTAACTAATAACGCACTTTTTGTAGGTTCAACATCTGAACTCTCAAAGATGTTAAAACAAGGAATACTAAATAATAAGGAGAATTCTAGTTCTAATGAGTGATTCTGTTACTATACAAAACTCAGAAGGAGAAACCTTTGCAGAAGTAATTGATGTTGTTGGTGTATCTGAAGTAAAGAAAGCATTTCAACAATCAGTGAAAGAGGGTTCACTTCATAAGTGGTTCAAAGGTTCAAAGTCCAAAGATGGCAAACCTGGATGGGTGAATGTTGTCACTGGAGGAACTTGTGCAAGTGATGAACCAGGTGAAGGTACACCTAAATGTGTTTCTGCATCGAAACGTGCTAGTATGACAAAAGCAGAAAGACTCTCTGCCTCAAGAAGAAAAAAGAAAGCAGATCCAGGTCAACAGGCAAAAACTGGTGCTGCAAAACCAACTTATGTTGCAACTGACAAAAAGAAGAAAATGAATGAAGAGATCAAAAGAGATGAGTATGGTGATCCAATAGGAGGACCAAAAATTTCTAAGAAACAACTTAAGAAAAATCTCACAT